CAGGCGCTGATGAACTACCAGAAGGGAAAGACGGGCCGACCGGTTCACAACTGGGCTTCGCACCCCGCTGATGCATTCCGGACGGGTTCCGTAGCGCTCAACATGACCATAGGTTCCCTTTCGGGGAGCGGGCGGAACGTCTTACCGTTCGCTGGACCGCTTCGTAGACGCATTAGGAGGCTTCGGGCATGAATGTAGTGTTCAACAAGCCTCTCGAAGACCCGATGGCGCTTGAGCGGGTATTCGATAATAACAACACATCCATGGGCGAGCCGATGGCTCGGTTGGATAATCCAGAGGAGTATGAGAACCTAATCCGGAATATGATCAAAGATGCGCAGAGCTTCGAGGAAAGCACTCTGCAGCCGGAACGCGACACTCTGCTGCAGTATTTCTATGGGGACATTCCGGCAGCGGATTCAGTAGATGACGAGGGAAACCCTACCACCTCGACAGTTGTATCGACGGATGTTCGTGATACCGTCATGGCGATCATGCCGTCACTCATCCGCATTTTCTGCGCGCCAGAGCACATTGTTTCATGCATGCCGAACCATAATGGTCAAGAGGAGATGGCCAAGCAGGCTACGGAATATATAGAGTATGTGTTCTGGGAGGACAATCCTGGCTTCCTGTTGCTCCACGACGCGTTTAAGGATGCGCTTACGACGAAGACCTGCGTAACGCATTGGTACACCGATAATGAAACCGAAGTGGTGACGCAAGAATTCGAGAACATTACTCAGGAGCAGCTCCAGTTCCTCATTTCGGAGAACGAGACGATCGAAGTGCTCGAGGCGAATGCTAGCTCGACGCAGCCAGATATGCTCGAGACTGTTTCGCTGCGCTGGGAAGTGAGCAAGCCTACTTTAAAGATCGTGGGCATTCCGCTCGACGAGTTCCGGGTGGATCGGAAGGCGCGCAGCGTGGACGATGCGTCATTGATTGGGTTCCAGACCATCAAACGAATTGGCGAACTGGTGGCGGCTGGTTATGATGAAACCATACTTAGCCAGTTCACCGGGGCGACTCAGCCATATTCTGCAGACCGGATATTCCGAAATGTCGGACTGGATGAGAACAGCCCTCTCGAAGCATTCGAGATCGACTACGGAGAGTATTACGTTCGTGTCGATAAAGATGGGGACGGCATCGAAGAACTCCGGAAAATTTGCACAGTTGGCAGTAATAATACGATCATCGCGGACGAACCCGTTCAGTGGGCGAACTTTTCTGTCGGTTGCCCCGATCCGAAGCCGCACACGTTGATCGGGGATTGCCCCGCCGATTTGGTTACTGATATTCAGCGGATTAAGACGAATATGCTGCGCGGGTCGCTCGACTCGCTTGCGCAATCAATCTGGCCGCGAACAGTTTTCAATGAGCTGTTGGTGAACGTGGATGATGTTCTTAACGAAGAGATCGGGGCTGCAATTCGTACAAGAGGCGCACCGCAAGAGACCCTTATGTCCATCGCCCACCAGTTTGTGGGCCAGCCGGTCTTTCAGATGTTCGACACTATGGAGAGGCTCCGGCAAGTTCGTACCGGCATATCGGACGCGTCTAAAGGCATCGATCCTAAAGCACTCCAGAGCACGGCGATTACCGGCGTCGAGGCCATTATCTCTGGAGCCCAGGAGCGAATCGAACTTATCGCTCGACTTATGGCTGAAACCTGGCTCAAACCCATCTTTAGAGGACTCCTCCGAGAAATAACGAACCACCCGAACCAGCAGCGAACCATTCAGCTCCGCGGCAAGTGGACAGATGTTCAGCCGAGCACTTACGATCCTAACATGCGCATTTCGGTGAACCCCACGCTCGGTAAGGGTTCGGACGTTGCGCGGCTGATGGCTCTGCAGGAGGTCAAACAGACCCAGTTGCTAGTCATCGAGAAGTTCGGGGTCAGCAATCCGGTAGTCGGGCCGCAGGAGTTTATCAACACCGTAACCGACATGATGGCGATCGCGAACGTCAAGAACACGCAACGTTACTTCAAGGATATCCCGCCTGAGGTGATGGAACAGATCATGAATGCGCCGAAGGATCCCGATCCGGCTTTGGTGCTTGCACAGGCCGAGATGGAGAAGCGCCGCGTTGAGATGATCAAGGAGCAGGCGAAGCAGGTGGCGGACCAGCGGAAGCTCAAGATCGACGATGATTTCAAGCGCGACCAGTTGATGGTTACGAGCATGCTCGACGCCGCCAAGATCGAGGCGCAATTCGCGGTAGACGTAAACGAGCAGAGAATTTTGCAGGAAAATCAAGCTAACGAATTGGCACAGGAAGATGAAGGATCAGTTCCAGCTTGATGAACGTGCCGCTGAGGCAAAAAATATCCTGAATAGTCCCCTGTTCCAGGAGGCGATCAGGAAGATGAGGGAGCATCATATCGCTCGTCTAATGCAAGCAGTCGTAGGTTCGGATGAGGCTAAAGAAGCCCACGCAATGCTCAAAGTGGTCAGTGAGTTCGAAGTCAACTTTCAGAGCATCATGACGGACCAGAAGATGGATCAGTACTACAGGAAGGCGCAACATGGCACCGGATGATGATATGGAATCGGCCGCTCAGGCTTTCGATGCAGCTATAACTGCCGAACAGCGCGGCAATCCGCCTGCGCCTCCGGAGGATACTTCGAAGCAGAAACCCACTGAGCGGATGTTCGGCAATCTGGGGAAGACCGAGGTAGACGACGAATCCCCGGAGAAGGGTGGCGGCGATGATGAAGCCGACCCTGAGGCAACTATTTACGCCAAGCAGAATCGCGGAAAGGAGGCTAAGAAAGAAAATGAGACAGAGGCGGAAGACAACGAGTCCGAAGAAGGGGACCCAGAAGCCCTCGTGGAAGAAGATGAGGAAGACGACGAGCAAGAAGAAGATGACGGAGGGGTTGACGCAGGCGAGCTTGACCTATCCACTAAAGTAAAGGTGATGGTCGATGGTGAGGAAGCCACCGTTCCGCTCAAAGAGGCTCTCGAAGGCTACATTCGTACTGAAACCTTCCACCGTCGCCTTGGGGAGATCGAGGAAGGACGGAAAGTCGTTCAAGCTGCCGCCGCCGATGTCGTTCAAAATTTCCGGTATTCCCAGCAGCTAATCGAAACCATGGAAGGCCAGTTGAAGGAACTCGTTCCTCCTGAGCCGAATTGGGATGAGGAATTCGCCAAGGACCCGCAGAAAGCTCGGCACTTGCAGAAATACTACCAGCAGGTTGCCGATTTCAAGGGGAAGCTGCAGAAGCAGCGCGACGAGATTAACCAGAAGCAAGAGGCGCACAACGCTGAACAGCTGAAGGCTTATGCGGAGACGGAGGAAATTCGTTTCAATCGTCTAAACGCAAAGAATTGGGGTGTCGATCCGTCTAGAAAGGCGAAAGACCTCCAAGCAATGCGCCGTACGGCGCTAACCGAGGGCTTTACAGAGGAGGAGTTGAACGGCGTCTTTGATAGTCGCATGCTTCAGGTCCTTCTGAAAGCCTCTAAGTACGATCGCATTATTGCGACAAAGCCGAAACCTAAACAGGCGGCTACCAAGTCAGTACCACCCGGACCGGGAAAACGTTCAGTGAACGGGACTGGTCGCAAAGGCATAGCTGACGCGATGAAGAAACTCGCCCGGACTGGAACGGTAGAAGATGCTGCTCCAGTCTTTGATCAAATCTTGCGCCAAAGGTAGAGAAAATGCCTAACAAAGTAGCAGGCGCTTTCACGACCTACAACGCTCAGGGCAATCGTGAAGACTTGTCGAATGCGATCTACAACATCGATCCGTTCGATACGCCGATCATGTCCTTGGCTCGTCGTCGTAACGTGAAGGCTCGTACATTCGACTGGCAGACCGAAAATCTGCCGAACGTCGATCCCAACAATGCCCAGCTCGAAGGTTTTGAGCTGACCAGAGCCGGTGGACAGGCAACTGTCCGACTGACGAACGTCTGCCAGATTTCGTCGCGCGATGCGACCGTTTCTGGTTCTCAAGAAGCCTCGGATGCAGCTGGTAAGGGCTCCGAAATGGGTCACCAGATGGCTATGAAGTCGAAGGTGCTCAAGTCGGATATCGAAACCATCATGTCGAGCAGACAGGCTCGCGTCGATGGTGATGATACTACTCCTCGCAAGACTGAAGCGATCTCCCATTGGATCGCTCGTGCAGTTGACCGTAACGCAGTCGCAGGTGATGCCGTTATTGGTGTGACGGCTGGCCTTCCGGTTACCGCAACCGGCGCGTTTGCCGCTGTCGCTGGTGCTTCTCAAGTTGCTCTCACCGAAATTATGCTTGGTGATGCGATGGAACGCGCCTATGGCAACGGTGCTCGACCAGATACGTGGGTGGTTCCGCCCGCTATCAAGCGTACTGTCTCTACCTTCAAGGGCCGCGCAACCACGCAGGTTCTCGTTGGGAAGACGGAAGTGGTCGAGACGGTCGACATTATCGCCACCGATTTCGGTCGCGTGAAGGTAATGCCGTCCTTGTGGATTCCGACTGATGTTGGGCTCCTCCTTGATCCTGATTTCGTCGCTCTGGGATATTTCCGAAACTTCCGGACGTACCAGATCGCGAAGATCGGTGATGCAGAAACCCGAATGATCCTCGCTGAATGGGGAGTGGAGATGCGGAACCCGCTCGGCCACATCCTGTTCAACGGCATCAAGCAGGGCGCCGTCATTACGTAAGAACTCCTCGCCGTACGGCAATTGGGTGGTGGAATTTCCCAGTTCCACCACCCCTTTTCGGAGGTAGACATGCCGTTTAAGTCGCAAGCGCAGCGAAATTTGTTCTACGCCGCCGAAAATGATCCTGAGGTTCGGAAACGTACCGGAATATCCAAAGGGGTTGCGAAGAAATTTACTGAGCATGATGAGGGGGGCAAGCTGCCTTATCACAAAAAGAAAAAGAAGCACTCACCGGGTGCCGGTATTCTTTCAAAGTCCCGTAACTAGAAAAGGAGAAATAATATGGCATGGTTCTTAGTTCAGGGAATTCCAGCCGGTGATCCGGGTGGACAGCCGCAACCGCCTCTCGGCATTTGGGGTCCGAATGATCCTCGACCGACTAATCCGATCGCTGGTTGGAATCCCGGTACCGGCACGTTTCCGCCCGGTGGTGGAATGCCGCCGCTCGGTATTTGGGGGCCGAACGATCCGCGCCCGACAAATCCGATTGCCGGATGGAACCCCGGCACTGGGACGTTCCCACAGCCTCCCGGCATCTGGGGACCTCCCGGCCCGTGGCCTTCGCCTCCCATCGTGATGCCGATTCCGCCGGATACTCCTGGTTGGCCGCCCGAAGGTGGTTCAGTCGCGATCATTCCGGCAGGCACCACGTTGATTTCGACGGCGGACATCGAAATCCCCAATCCGGCAGACCCGGAGAATCCGTTCAAGATTCCGGCCGGGACGACG